GCTGCGGGGCCAGCCGGGGCGATAGGGGAAACTGGTATTAGAGGTTGCTCGAACGATTCGGGGCCTGCTGCATCCCTGTGGACGCCCAGGGGGAGTTCATCAGGCGACGGGGTGGAACCGGTTTGTGCAGACGTGTGCACAACAGGCTGACTGAACAGATCGCCGTTGGCGGGCTGGTACAGATCGCGCAGGCGGGACCAGTCGTATGGATTCTTGCGGTGCAGGCCAAGGTGGTAGGCGATGGCGCGGTTATAGACGTGGCAGTCCATCATTTCATTGCGGGCACCGTTTTCCTTCACCCATTCGCTGATTTCACGGCCCTTGTACCAGCGGGTGAAGCGATGCTCGGCGGTGAGCTGCTTGTAAAAGTCTTCGTCCAGATCCTGCGAGAAGTGGGTATAGCCGGGGCCGGCGGTGATGGCCCAGAGGGCGGCAATCTGATCTTTGGCCGTATCGGTGCCGATGAACCAGAGCTCTACGCCGAAGCGGTCCGATTTGCCGCGCAGGTTGACATCCAGCATGCTGGGGCGATTGGCGATGATGGGGCGCCCAGGCTTGGAGGCACCCTTGATGGCGAGCACGCGGCGCATCTTGCGGGGGCGGCAGTAGTTGTAGACATCCTGCGTGTTGTGCCCGCCGGTATCCACCGCCACAGCGGCAACGCTCATGGGGATGCCAAACGCGTTGGGGATGGGGGTGTCGATAATGGTGTCGAGCGCGGCCCAGACTTGCTGGCCGGAGGGGTCTCCCCACAGCACCTGTTTGTCGATAACCCAGTTTTCCATGCCTTCGCCCCAGCCTTCGATAAGCAGTTCGAGGCGGGTGGGCTGTACGTCGACAGCGGCGGTAAGCACGAGGACGCCTGCCGGGATGCTGCGTAGGTGGTATGGCTCGGCGCGGGCCTTGAGGGTATCGGCATGCGCCACGGCAGAGGACAGCTTGTAGGGCAGCCCGAGGCGGGTGTTGTAGAACACCTGCATGAGGGTGTGGTCGCCGCGCTCACGGGCCAACTTGGCTTTGGCAAATTGTTTGGCGAGGGATAGCCAGCTTTTCCACCCCATCGGGGCGTAATAGGCGCTGAGCTGGAAGGATACGACATCGGGATCTTTTGCCGCAGCAGTAGCCTGCCAGTGGCCTTCGGCGAGCATGGTGCTTTTGGCGGATTCTTCGATCTCGCCTTCGCAGTGCGGGCAAACAAACCAGGCGCGGGAGAGTGAATCATCGTAGCGGAAGTTTTCCAGCTCCAGGGTGTGGTGCTCGCCGCAAAGGGGGCATGGAACGTAGTACCGGCGCTGGTCGCCTTCCAGGTAGAGACTGTTGATGCGGCTGGAGCCAAAGAGCAGCGGGGAGGAGGTCCAGAGCGCCTTGCCAGTGTATTCAAAGGTGGATCGGCGGTTATCGGCACTGGTGACGGGATCGCCTTCGCCGCCGACGTTGCCATCCCACCGGTCGACCTCATCGCCCCACACATAGCGGGCAGGGATTTCGGCCAAGTTGTTGGCGCTGCCGGCGGTGGTGATGTAGAGCGTGCCGCCGGAGAATTCCTTGGTGTCCATGGTGTTGCGCGAATCCCGCGAGCGGGCGACGGCAACCCGCTCTTTGAGCTCGGGCACGGCATCAATGGTGTGGCCGATACGCGTGGAGACGCGTTTGGCAACGCCGCCGGAAGGCAGCAGGGTGAGGATGTTGGCGGGCGCCATGTGGATGCTTGCCGCCACGAAGTTGAGCCCGACCTGCGTTTTCAGGAGCTGTGAGCCGCCCATGATGACCACCGTGCGGCACGGGTGCATGGGGCTGAGGCATCGCATGGGCTCGGTGGCATAGGGAGTGCGGTCTCCCCGGTACGGCCCCGGCTCGGCGGCGCCGGATGCCTTGGGGATGACCATGTACTGATCGGCCCACTGATCGATCCACAAATCCGGGTCAGGCTGCGCGCCTTCGGCGAAGCCGGAAATCCACAGGGTGAATCCATCACAGACGGCGCCCATGGCTAGGCCATCCTCTTGCCGATATCTACTGCCGTAAGAAAGATTGCCATGCAGGTTGAGGAATAGGGATCATCGCAAACCATGCAGTCGCGCAAATAGCGTGTGTTTTGTGGCTCTGCTGTCGCGTAATCACTGTCGTCAAACCGCTCGAATGACATTGTCAATTGGAGCTTAACCGCCAGCAGAAAAGCATCCCTGTAGTTTTCTTTGGGATTCCACGGATCATCGGTATTGTGCTGGCACTCCCACACTTCGGTGAGCCAGCACATCGACCCATCTTCAGCCCAGATAAGGGAATGCCCCGCAGCCTTTGCTGCGAATTCCATATTCTCACGATCACTCATGTCCATGGTCTTCTCCGTTCTCTGTTTGGCTGGTCTTGGTGTTGGTGCCCAGGCGGGCGATGTAGTCGAGCGGCTTGCGGAGTTCTTCGCGCAGGCGGCGCTCGATGGTTTGGCGATCAGTGCAGTCGGCCAGCTCGGGGGCGATTTTTGTGGGGATGGTGAGCAGCATGTCGCGCAGCATGCGGCCAGCATCGTAAGCGGCGCGGCGGGTGCCGGCGGCATCGCAGAGGTCGCCCTGCATTTTCTGCAGGTTGAGTTCGGCCATACGGGCTTCGGACTGCTCGCGGCTCGTTTTGGCATCCCAGTAAGCGGTGGTGTTGCCCGGCGCGGCAGAGGGCATTGTGGTGCCCTGGGGAGCGGCGCCGATGTTGGCGGCGTTGGTGACTTTGCCAGCGGCGAGCTGGGTGGTATTGCCGCGCAGACACTGTTCGGCATCGGTATTGGATGCCCACTGCAGATCAGCCACAGCGGGGTCGATGAAGGGGCGGCCCTTTTCGTCGGGGATGGTGGAGATGCGCCCGGCTTCAATCGCTTTCTGCACGGCGCGCAGGGTGGTACCCGTCATGCCGCATTCCTGCCGGTGGCGGGCATATTCGCGGTAGCTCATAAGCACGCGCCTGGGCGAACTCATCGGGCGGTCTCCAGGGCGGCGCGTAGGGCTTCTGCAGCGATGGCATCCGCGCGGGCATCCATCACCTGTTTGCCGATGACATCGAAATCGAAGCGGACTCGGTAGGTGGCGTGGGATACGTAGATGAGCACGGGGCGGATGATGCTCTTGCCGCCTTGCCCGCCAACGTAGTGCCGTTCCCAAATGCCATCGGGGACGCCCGTGCCTTTACCACCCCGGAAGTATTCGATGCCGTGCTGCATGCCCTTGCGCTTCCCGGCGATGAGGTTGGCCTTGGTGCGGGCCGTCATGTTCATGCGGTAGCCGCTCTGCGGAAAGGCCTGGAACCAGGAGAGGATCTGGACGATCTTGGGGCCGGGGAGGTTGCCGTACTGGTCCAGCGCGCCAGAGCGCTTGGCGAAGACGGCGAGATTGCCGGCAGGCATCAGGCCGGCGCGCTGCAGGGCACGCTCGAAGCGCTTGGCAACCCGCGAGCCGCCCTTGATCTGCGGCGTGAGGTAGGTAGCCGGGGCAATGGCGTTTTTTCCTTGCTGCGCGACATTGGCATCGAATAGGGATTCGCCGGCAGTGCGGGAGATGCCGTTATCGATGGTAATGCGCACCTCGGGGCGATCTTTGGTGGCGTACTGCCGCACGCCGACCGAGCGGATGGTGTTGGGGCGCGGGCGATCAAACACGCGGGCAATGGCCTCGCGCTCGGCCTTGACGACTTCCTTGGCGATGGCATTTGCCGCCTTCACGCTGGCGAAGCGGGACTGGCGGCGCAGCACACGCTCAAACTCGTCGGCATCCCACTTGACCTTGGCATCGAGGTTGATCATTTGCTTCCCTTTGCGTTGCGGTTACGGATTTCTTCGAGACGGCGGCGCTCTTCGGTGGTAGTGCCGGTGACGCGCACGCAGGCGGCATCCAGCGCGGCGCGCTTGGCGGGGTCGCCGATCTGGTGGCCGGCTTCCTCGCAGAAGAAGGTGCCTTCTTTCATGCCCCGTGCGATATCGGCATTGGTGAGGAGGCCGGCATCGCGGAAGGCATCCACAATCTCGGCGCAGAGGGGCATTGAATCTCGCATGTGACCAGCCATAGACAGCTCCTTTCCTAACCTATCAGAGGTTGGGCAGAGGTTGGGAACCCGGAGAGCGGCTTCCAGCGCCACTCTTCCTAACCTTCCTAACCTTCCTAACTTATTAGTGTTTAGGTGAGCGCGCACGTGCGCGGGTGTGTGCGCGCCCGCCCCCGCACCTGCACGCGGGTGTACGTACGCACGAGAAAAGGTTGGGAAGGTTGGGAAGGTTAGGAAGAGGCCCAGCCGGCGCGGGTTTACAGGCTCCCAACCTCTGCCCAACCTCGGGGAGGTTGGGAACCCGGTGCGAGTGAGTGCGCAGGCAGCATCAGAGCGGCACATGGTCTGCCTCCTCTTCGCTGACATAGCTTGCACCGGTGACAGGCTCACGGTAGTTGGGTGGGCGGTACCAGTAGCGCGTCATTCCATTGCGCCTTTCGACCCGCGAGCAGCCGAGCTTTTTGAGCGCGACACCCACGGAGGTGTTGAGCGCGGTGGTCATCTTGCTGGCGTCCAGCCCGAGGCCTTTCATGATGGCGGTGGCCATGCTGAAATCGGCAAGCTGTTCGTAGACCCAGTCGTGGAGGGCGTCGATATAGTTATTCGGGGCCTCTCGCTGGAGCTGTTCGGGGTCGAAGAGGCGCTTTTGCTCTTCTTGTGTGGGGTACCATCGCTCGCCTGCCTTGAACGCCGCCAGGGCCTCGGCAAAGATGGCAGAGCGGTTTTCCCGCAGGAGATCGAGGTTGAGGTCTTCTGCGCATTCCACAGGCCAGAATCGTCGGCCCCCGGTGGGGTCTTTCTGCCACTCCCAATCGTTTACGGAACCACCGAAAACGGTCTGCCGCTTGGCGCGGATGTCTCGCGTGCCGTAAGGCGGGCGGTATTTGTCCTCGCTTCGAGAAAGGAAGCTTTTCTGCTTACTGGCTTCGGCTTTGGCGAGAGACCCGAGCTCGGCGAATTCGTGCAGCCAGACGCCCTGCAGCGAGGCCATGGCATCCTTGGATTCAAGGTTGATGTCGGTATCATCAAACCACTCTCCCCCGAGGATTTTGAGCGCGGTGGATTTGCCTTTGCCCTGGGTACCTTCGAGCACAAGACAGTTATCCATCTTGCAGCCTGGGCGATAGATGCGGGCGACCATGCCGATAATGAAAAACCGGGCGACACGGCGGACGTATTCGGAATCGGCCACACGCAGGCAGTCGGTGAGCCAGTGGTCAAGACGCTCGATGCCATCCCAGGTGGGGAGGTTATCCAGCCAGTCTCGCACAGGGTGAAACAGGTTCCCGCGTGCGACAGTTTCGACTGCCTCGCCAACGCGCCCCGATGATGTGAGCATTGAGTAGCACTGGGTGAGCCAGATGTTGGTACGCGAGTCGTCGTAATCCGACCAGTCTCCCAGCTCACCCCCAGGGTAAGGCGGCGGGCGGAGCTTTTCCACGCGCAAGGAGAATTCGTTGAAGCCGAGCACACCCTCCCAGGAGGGGTCGTTAGAGAGGATGAGATACACATTGCTCAGGCAGTCGGCAATGTGTTTTTTGACGTAAGTGAGGCTCAGCCGCCAGTCGTCCTGCGCGGGCGGAGGGCCGTCATCATCCAGGCCGGGGGGG